TGCTAATTCAGAAGCAGTTACAGAATCAGCAGCAAGTTGAGTCGAACCAATTGCTCCTGTTGCAAGAATTGTTCCAGGTAAATTTGCAGCTAATTTTGCAGCAGTAATATTCGCATCAAGTACTTTTATTGTTGTTACGGCGTTGTCTTGAAGAGCATTAACATCAACACTTGCGTTTCCTAGTTCTGACGCTCCAATCGCATTTGCAGCAATTTGATTAGCAGTAATTGTGTCTGTAGCTATCTTTGCAGCAGTAACAGAGCTTGCAGCCAGAGCCGCAGTGTCCACGCTATCGTCTGCCAGTTCACTAGCTCCCACGGAGTTTGCAGCCAACTGACTTGCAGTGACGCTAGAAGCAGTTAATTTCGCACCAGGAATATCTCCATCGCTAATATTTAACTTTGCATAAGCAACTGTTGTATCTAATAACTTCGTTCCTGCAATACTTCCTGCTAACTGTGCATTAGTTATCGTTCCACTTAGATTTGCTGTTGTGTATCCAGTTGCATCTGCCAAATTAAAACTTGGAGTCGCATCTGTCGCACCGAGCGAAATACTGACCCCGCCAAGAGAGATACTTGAATTTGCAAGTTTGACATTAGTAACAGCTCCATCCTGTACTGCTCCAGTTGCAACTTGGTTTGTTCCTAACGTTCCAACCTTTGCTGCTGGTATATCTCCTGCATCTAAAAACTGTGCTGCTGCTGCTACTAAATCTTTAACAGTGACTTTCTTAGTTTCAGTTGCACTTATATCGGCAAGAGCTAAAACATCAGTTGATTGAATACCCGCCTCGGCTAATGCGGGTAAACCCGTAATTTTTAGATCTGCCATTACAAATTAACGAAACACCTTTGCAAACAGTTTAAACCTGTTCGAGCATTATGCGACTATCATTTTCCTGAAGAATACGATCTGTGTCTTCTTGTAATAGGACACCAGGAGTATCTCCAATCTTTAAAGCAATCGCTCCATTTGTTATAAATTCAATTCTTGTCTCGATAATTTCGGACGCAGATACAGTTACAGCAACGTTAGTAATGATGCAATTCGCTTCATAATAAACATTATTTAAAGCATTATTATTATCCCTGTACAGATAAAATACTCCGTCAAAATCTGAGCCTTGCTGCGTCCTAACTACCAATTGAGCAAGATAAAAAGGAAACTCTGGATCAGCCCCATAATTATTTGCACGATCTTCTGACTCATAACTATGCTCCCAAATACAATTCATAGAGCCTTGACCACTAATCAACCCCGCCTCATACTGATTCCTAAATTCATCTCCTAAATTTGTTAAATCAACTTGCTCCCTACTGGTTGTCATCTCAAAATCTCTAACCTTTGCTAAATGCCTGAAGTTATCGTTTTTCGTTGTAATTAAAACGTCTTTTGCAGAACTTGGAGCTACAAGGGTTAAAGCATTTGCTTGCAAACCTTCTATTGCTTTTGCAAAAGTATCAAATAAATGAATACCGCCAACAGGATCAATATTAATAAACCACTTTCCATCTGGGTAGCTATGTCCATCAACAAGTTCAAGGGTTGAACCGTCAGCAGTTTTTATTTCTACTTCATCTCCTGTAATTAACGAGCCAGTGCTGTGATCAATGCTAAATCGTTTACTACTTGTATTGACATCATAAGGATCTAGTTTTGTCCTAATGGCACTATTCAACGCATCCCTTTTCAGGGCAATTTGGCCAGATTGTCCAAAGTAAACGCTCATTAATCAACCAAAGTTGTGTTGCCATAAGGAGCACCATTAGCTTCCCAACTA